GTGTCTCCGTGGACTCTATCATCTTCATACTCCGTTGTTGTCAGCAGGTCTTTAAGATCCTGTTGCAGATCCTCAAGAGATCTGATTTGACCCCTAACATATTGTAGTTTCTCCATGGTGTCAACACCATATATAGCGTGTGACTTGAGTCTAGCCAAAGCTTTCTTAACTTTATGTTGTACGAGTGATATTGTATCTATGTCCATTATTTTCTTTTTAATGAAATTTTACTTTTACCTTGTTTTAATAATTGAAAACCATATTCATTTACTATTATTTTTAATACTGCATCCATGTCATAATAAGGATAATCATCAAAAATAAACACCGAACCTGGTTTTGATCTCTCTCCAAAAAATATTGCTTCTTTAATGACATCTACTGTTTTATGTGGACCATCAAAATGAACTAAATCATATGTATTTATAATTTCTTTTTTCTCTCTGTAGATAGGCACACCATCATTAAAACTTTTCATAAATTCATCATCACCTAATTGGTACAAGGTAAAGTTTTCAAAGTTTAAGTCTCTTAATAAATCAACTTTCATACTATTTGTGTAATTACAAACAATTGACGGTTTGTTATCAAAATGTGGGTAGGATATATTACCGTAAGGATCTATACCAATGTGCCAATGTTTTTTATGTTTTAGTTTTTCTAATATTAATTTAGAACCTAGTCCCTGCCTTACACCTATCTCTACTGTAAATAAATTATCCGATGTTAAGGATTCACAGGCTTCTATTAGTATTTCGTATTCTTTACTATCGCCACCTATCATAATTTAAACTGTTGAAGGACTTCTATTTTTTCTTCAGCTTCAGCTATTTTTGTAATTAGTTTATCTATTTCATCTAGATGCTGTGGGTGCTCACCAATCGCTACAGGTTTTTCTAGATATATTTGAATGGTTGCATCAGCTTCAGATATTTGAGCATTATATCTATCCTCTAGTGCTTGTAGCAATGTTGCTCTTAGACTCATAACGAATCTATATATTATTTAGAATATTTGTAAACTAAAAAACGCCTTCGAATTTAGTGCCTTTTATTGCAGCGCCTGCACCTCTACAAATACCACCTTTATTAAACTCAGGAACTGGTCTACCTCTACCTGCATCTCCATAGGCACTTGTAGTTGTATCCATCATCATTGATCTAGATGGTTTTGTGATTGTTTGACTTGATGCTGTATCTTTTCTTTTACGTTTCATCGCCTCAATATATTCTTTATTTCTTTTTCTTGGTATATTTTTTTTTGGTTTTACATAAACTCTTCTGCTTGGGTCACGTGTATCACGCTTAATTTTTGGATTGTATTTTAATTCATCGTCCATTATATTTTTCCTTGTTTCTTTAATTTCTTTATATCACCTTTTGTAAGACCTGTTAAGTCCACCTTCGGTTTTACCGATGTAATATCTGGTGATACCTTATTTAATTTCCAAGGTCTAAATAGTTTTTTTATCCATTTCCACATTTTATGTCCTCACGTTAGTTGGTTTTGGCCCTGCATTACTTGCTGATCTCTTTCTGGCAACAGCAGAGGCCTTTTGCGACTTTGACATCGCTGTGGCTTTTGCAAGTGGTACGCACTTCGGATACTTCCGCTTTGAACCACTGGCAGATTTTCTTCCACACTCTTGATACTTGCCACCTTTTTTCTTTGCTCCAATATCTACCCATTTTTCATTAAACCATTTTGTTAGTCCACCTGTACTCATAGCAGGCACACAGTTTGGAACCATACGATTCCCTTTTTTCTTCATTCCTTTTTGAACGTATCCTTCCCAACAAGAACCTTTTTTATTCATTAGAATACGCCTTTAAAATCTGTTCCTTTGATTGCTATTCCACCACCACGCATTTTCTTAGGTCCCCAATCTTTTTTCTTTTTTCCTGATGGGTCTTTTATTTTACCCGCACATATTTTTGATGCATATGCGTTCGCATAAGCTGATGGATAAACTTTAAATTTTCTTTTGGCAGCTGATTTGCCTCTAGCACATAACTTTGTCATATCTGTTGCATCCTTGGGTCTGTTGATAATATATTTTTTTCTGCTTTAGGTCTAGCTACTGAATCTTTACTTCTTTTACGTAGTTGAGCAATAGCAGATTCTTTTAATGCTCTTTCTTTTTTTTGTTTTTGTAAATCTCTTTCTAAATTCATTTTTTATAACCTAATCCTGTTGTTCTATTTCCATATAATTTATTCCAAGACCATGAAGTTAATTTAGTTGACCAGTGATATATTAATGTTACTAAATATTTCATTTTTTATCCTTATTCATTCCGCCCCTAAAGATCTGAGTTCCCTTAATACCATAAATGCTCGCCACGACAAGAATCCATAAATTTGTGAACCAGCTCGGAAGCTGCGAGAACATATCAAAGAACAATTTTACCTTGTCCATTGCAGTTGGATCATCAGATACGACTGCCCACGCCAAAATTGCAATCGGCGTTGACAGGATTATCAAAACCGCCTCGTCCTTCCAGTCCGATTGACGTGCTTCTAATAATTTACCTTGGTAAGCTTCTTCCCCCTGAGCCATCTTTCTTGCGTGCATCATTTGTGCATCCGCCATCAGCATCTTTGTCTCTTGACGCTTTTTGAAGATGTGCGTACCTGCCTGGGCCGCTAATTTTATCGCACTTAACCACATTATATTTCTCCTGTCTTCTAATACACATATATTCTATCATTTTCTCTATACAATCGTAAGCCCTTGAACCACTTAACCTCCATCTCCAGGTTTGTGTCCAATGTGCTTTCCTTATTTTACATTTATGTATATTTCCGCCAAAAAAATTAGAAAATCTAGCTATATTATCTTTGTCAGTCATCTCAACACCGACCTGAAACGTTTTTCTACCGTTACCTTTACCCCAGATACCAAAACTTCCCTCACCATCAAAGAGTCCGGCTAAGAATATTATTTTATTTTTTTTTGAAAGTTTTTCGTAAGAGTTTTTTAGCATCCCGAATTTTTATTCCTTGTGGATTTGGTCCTCTCTTAGGTGGTGGCCCAGATTTAACTCCTCCACTCAATGAATTATTATTTCTTTGAGTCAATTTTCTCTCTCGCTATTTCTAATCGTTCGTCTGATTGTGCATCTTGTGTTGCAAGTCTATCATAATCAAATTCAAGTCTTTGTGCTGCTCTTTGATTCTCTTGATCAGCTCTAAATTTAGTTTCTTCAGCTTTTCTTTGAAGATCCATAGCTCTTAAATCAATTTCTTGTTGTTTAATTTTAATTAATGGGTCTTCTTTGTTCTGAGAAGCATTTTCAGTTTGTACTAACTCTTGAGTTATCTGTGCCGCAACCTTTGCAACCTCAGCTTCGAACATAATCTCAAATTGTTGTGGGTCTTGTTGGGCAAGTTGTACCATTTCAGGATTTTGCATCATCATTTCTTTTACTTGAGCCTTAGCTTTAAATGAAATGTGATCAGATATGTGTGATTGTAGTAATGCATACACCTGAGGATTAATTTGTACCATTCTAGATGCCATAAATGCCATGTGTGCAGCAATATGTGCATCATGATCTTGAAATTCAAACGCTGTAAGCAACTTCATTTGAAGTGCACGTGCATTTTCTTTCGCAGGATCTAAAGGTTCTGGTTGTTTTGGTGGTGGTTTTAGAATTTGATCTATAGTTTTTGTTCCAAGTGCTTCGTAAACACGTCTATATGCTTCATGTAAGTTGTGCATCTGTGGGTTTGACTGTGCAATTTGCAATTGTGCTTGTGCTAGTGTCACTCTTTGTGACATAGACATAATATTTGGGTCTGCAACAGGTAAAATATCTACTCTGTTATCAAAATCTGCTTGTTTTATTTCTCTTGGGCCACCGTAAACATCGTAAGGATATTCTGGTGGTAAGTATTCACCACAAATTCTTGCTAAAATTTTAAATTCTAGTCTCATTGCGTAGTAACATCTTTTGTGAACACCACTCATTACACGTGATCCTCTTTCCATCAACGCCATTGTAGTTCCAACGGCTCTGTTTTGAGCATCGTTACCAATATTTGAATCAGTGATCGCTGCAAATTTTTGTCCTGCTTGTACTACAAAGCCCATCAAGTTGTATAATGTAGGTGATGGCTCTGTGAATGGTAAGTTAAAAAACTGATCTCTAATATTTCCGCCAGGCGCATCTACATCTCTAAACTCTCCTGGTTGAATTGGTTGGTCATCGTCTCTAACTCTAATACCACGTGATTTAAATCCTGCTGGTAAATTTTTTAGAGTACCTGCATCAATCAATTGTCTTAAAGATTGAGTTGCAGCTTGTGATAAACCACCTATCATGTGTGTTAAACCAAAACCATAAAAACCTAATCCTGGTAAAAATTTGTAATGTACAAAATATTCTACTCTTGCATAACCTAAATCACCTGGTTTGTAGTTTCTGTATATAGATAAAATTTCCCCACTACCTTCATCAATAGTTACAATATATGGAATTTTAATTTTCTTAGCCTTGTCATCAAAATCTTCGTAGTCATCTAAATTTAAATCTACGTGCATTTCAAGAATTGTATTTAAGTAATCTGAACCATTACCTTTAACACCTTCTAGTTCATTTAATTTTTTCTGTACTGAATCTGGTTCTGTACTGCTGTCAATTAATTCTATGTCTCTATAAAAACCTGCAGCCATTTTCTTTGTGACATCATTCTGTGTCATTTTAATTACATGAGTTATTCTCTCACAATCTTTTAAATCAGATGCGTAGTAAGGAACTACTAAATCTTCTGCTGGAATAAATTTAGATACAGGTCTATCTAGTAATGCATCATAGTAAATTTTTTTAAATGTAGATCCTGATAGTGGTAGATAAAATAACATCTGATCCATATCAGTCGTGTAATCTTCCATCTCCTCCATCAGCAGGTAATTCATATAATCTTTAACTCTATCTGCTTGTTGTTCGGTAGCCGGTGTTTGTAAACCTATAACTTGTGTTCTAACTGGCCCATCAGATGGCACTA